TTTCATCACGAGTAATCATGGAAATAAAATTCGCAAGATCTTCCCGCTCTGATGCGCCCGCTGCGTTGCCGCGGACACTTGGACCGGCCGATACGCGGCCGCCTAGATGTTGAGTCATTGTATTGCTCCTGGGGTTTTACCCCCAATTATAAATTTAGAGATTTTGAAGCGTATTGACGTAAGAAGTCCATTTGGTCCTGCTCAGAAGCATCTTGTTTAAATGCTCGAGCTTTAACCATTTTTGCTTTATCAGCTTCCTTCTTCTTAGCAGGAGTTGCCTTTTTAGAAGGAACTTTCTTAGTAGGTGCTGCTTTTCTTTTAGCAGATCCTTTAGAAACTCCCTGATCCAAACGTCTGTAATCATCTATAAACTTTACGATCGCAGGATCTGTAACGCTTTCTAGCATGGTTTCAGGTATTCCCTTCTCCAATGCGAAGTCCCGGATTTTACCGGCAACATCCTCATTGAAATCAGGAATGAAGTCTGGAATTTTATCCATAAAGGTTTCAATTTCTTGCTTGAAGGTTTGTTGCTGAGCTGTTTGATATTGTTCAGTAGCTTGCTTAAGCATTTGCTCACGTTTGTTACGTGCAGCCCAATAACGCTTTTGTGCTTGCTCCCTCTTATCCTTCAACTCACTAAGTTCAAACGTATCACCATCCTCTCTTGCTTTTTCTATCTTCGCCTCGAAATCATGATACTGCTTTGAGTAGGTTTGCTCGGCTGTGGACATAACTTCATTAGCTACGCTTACAGTGGCTTCCAACTCTTTCAACTTAGCTGTTCGCTCGTCTTCTAACGCTTTTCTCGCTTCACCGAGTTCGCGACCCTTTTTAGAAAGACTCTGTTCGGTAGAGTAACCTTTTATAAGATCACTAAAGGGTACTTCAACTTCTTCTCCATCAATCTTGAGAGAAATCTTTGCATCCAAGTCAAGATCTTCCATAGTGTAGACGTCAGACTCTTGGGTAGCGGGTTCTTCACCGGCATCCTCACCTTCATCTTCCTTTAAACTATCTTCAACTTCCTCTTCTTCATCTTCGCTAACGACTTCCTCAGGGATTGGGTCTTCTTCCTGCCCTGATTCCACCGGGTCCTCTTCACTCGTCTCCCCTTCGGGTAGCGGGATACCTTCCTCCTCCATTAAGGGGGAGTTACGCATCACAGCATCCAGGAGCTCTTGTTCTGATGGACCTGAGTTTGACATGTCATCCATTTGGGTAGAGGTGTCTGTGCTCATCTATTTCATGCCTCCTTCTTTTTAGTAGGCTTAGCTGGAGCTTTTTCAAGTCTATCCAGCAAATTATATAAAGCGTAGAGAGGCTGGCAGTTTAACTTCGCCTTGCCCGGACTACGCATTGAGTCGTACTCGAGTAGATTAATCATGTCTTTAAAATTCTGTTCGAGTTGCGCTCTATCAATCTTGTGCATCCTCAATGTCCTCTGATATGTGGGCCATGTTGCGCCCGTAAGTTTCGTATCCGATAAGTTTAGTTTTTACATCTCCCAAAGCGAGAGCAGCGTTGTAAATAAACTCCCTCGTCTTCGTCTCATGCGGTTCTGTTTTTAACCAGGTAATGAAGTAGTCGACTAGCAACTCTCCATACGCATTTGTAAAGAATGCTTCACGCTCGCGGGAGGAGAACTCTGCGTTAACCAGAGCCTCCTTCGCTAACTCATCAGGATGTACTTTCTGTGTCAGCCTCTTCTCAGCTGCCTTTTTATACTTATCCATTATTGTCCTTCATTTGGGGGATTAATAATTGTTTTTGCCATTTGTATAATTTGATTGAAGTCTGGACGTACCGGTTTTTCCATACCCTCTTTAGCGGCTTTGATTTCCAAATCAGCCCACTCTTGGAAGTGTCTATCAATGGCTACGGCAAGCTGTTTAGCATTATCATCCATAGTATTTTTAGACTGTGCATTAGTAAATGAAACATTCGCCTCTGCTAAAGCAGCATCTGATTTGAGCTTAGCAGTTTCCATTTGTTGACGTTCCATACTACTCTTAGTTTGCTCTTCAACAGATTTAGCTGCTTTCTCCTTAAACTCATCCGTGGTGTAGTCTTCTAAGAAATCATTGCTATCTAACCCCATAGCTTCTACAAGTTTAGTAGCAAGTATTGCGGGGGCTTGAGGCTTAACTACCATGCCAGCTCCCTGCTCGTTTAAAGCAGGTAGAATCTCAGAGCCAACCTTAGTTAACTTCTGTATTTGATTAGCATTTGAGTTTTCACCGAGGTCTAAGAAAATTGTGCACTCCATTTCATGGGGCAGCTCTTGCGGGTCTACTTCCAAGTAAACTCCCTCATACCTCATCTTAATCTTAGTGTTCACACACTCACGCATCGTTTGGTATACACCTTTACATAAGCGCTTTAACCCAGTCTCTGCGAAACGTCTAGCAATATGTTGGATCCGTTTTTGTGAAGCACTCTGTATTGCTGATAGTTTAGCCTCACTATTACCTGAGACATATAACTCATCCTGCAATCCTTGAGCCGCTTTACTCATCCCCGTAGCTTGCTCTTTAAGAAGTTGGAGATGCTCTAAGAGGGGAACTGTACCAGTTGATATTGTTTCTGGAGGTAGTGGGGATACCGCTGCTTGAGGATTCCCATTCGTTGGAATAATCTGCTTAGGCTTCATATTCTGCAACGCAGAGAAATCAACAACGTTTGGATCTGCCAACTTAGGTGCGTAATTAGTTAGATATGTATTTTCTACGAAACCACGTAATATAGCGGTTGAGGCAAGAGTGGAGGAACGTGTAAAGTCCGCCATACTTAAACCATAGAACTCGAAAGGAATATCGATAGGGGAGAGACAAGCTAATGGTACCATATCCACATCAGACTCATCTAATATGTTACTTCCCACAATTATAAAATGTTTTAGCTCAGCTATACCATCTCCATCCCTATCAACATGCATCCAGCATTCTGTGATAGTTACGGGTCTATTAGCTTCGAGGGGGAAGTGATCTTCACTTGCACTTCCTTGCCAGTACTCTTGTCCTGTGACGAACTTTCTCGCGGCAATGTCTTGGGAGTAGCGAGTACTTCCCATCCAACCGTCATCTGTTCCCAGCTCGTTCCAGTCATCCTCACTCCACCCTTTTACAATATCAGGCCACTGCTTACGGATCTCACTCCGCGTCATCTCAACTTGTATACCTACAAAGACAGCTTCATCTATTGATTTAGCATCCCGAGATATACGGAAAGCTTCTGGTGGGATGTTCTCAATACGGACGCGGGACTTATCCTTCTTCCTACGTATACGCACATCCGTGTAGATAAGCTGTGCATCTATCGGATCTGCGAGGGGATCTACAACTGTACTGATTTTATTATCGTACTTCAACTCTCCAATAAGTTCTACACCATCCTCTGAGAGGAGGAGGTCTAGACGCTCTGGAGTAATCTCATCATACTCTTCAATCTTATACTGGTAATCCTCTATATAATCCCATCGGATGATAGAATTCTTCCATAGGAGAGCGGATTTAATCCACGTCTGTAATAGTTCCCACCCCTTATTCTGTTTGAATATGGCGTGATTAGTTAGCATAGACGCTTGATGCGCTTTATTCCACCCCGCTGGACTATCGTCCATCGGTTCAAACTTTGCTAACTTCCCATTATTAAGGAATAGTTCTGAGAGAATAGCTGTGTAAGCTTCAATAACTTCCGTGGTTGAGGTATCTACTATAGAGGAAACGCCTTGAGGTTTTAAGTGCGATTCAGCAACACCTGCGTACTCATACGTAGATTTTAATCTTTCCCTTGCAAGATCTGAGGAGTTTAACCAATCTCCTACGGAGTTTTGTACACCGGATTCGACAAGATTAATTAGCTGCTCATCACTTACTTTTTGTTTATATCCATCCATATTAATCACACTGACCAGGGGTTAGACCCCATTAGTGGTGGGGATTTTAGAGGTTTTAAACTTTCCGTAGTGTAAGAACCAGGCTTATCCATCTCTCGAGGTTTTTCCTTCTTCTCACTCTTTTTCTTTTTACTTTCCTTCTCAGGTTGTATAACCTGTTCACTGTAACGCATGTCCTTCCCTCCTGCGGGTCTATCGAACTGTCTAAGTTGGTGGCTCTTCCGCGCCCAGCCACCGTGAGCTGAGGACATGCGGAATTCTTTATAACCAGGATGTATTATCTGGCTCAAAATCTCCTACACGTTCTGTCCAGGAGACATTCTTCGTCATCAACCGATCCCAGTGGGTGCGTAATACTTCAGCGCATATTGCGAGAGAAATAACACTATCATCATAGCAGCCAGGTGCTGCTTCTGTTTTACCACTTTCAGTTGCGACATAATCTTTTAATTCTTGTATCATTTGAGTAGAGGGAATCATAATCTCCTCATTCTCTATAAGATTCTTTAAATTACCTATAATTGCAGGCTTTGTTGCGGAGGTGGTGCGGAAACCTAGTCTTTCCCCAGATTCGTTACTCACATTTGCAATCTTTGTTTGCTTGTAGAGGTTTATATAGCCCATATGGTCTAGCTTTTGTAGCGTCGCAATACCCATGGAATTAGATTCTACAGCGAGAAATGCGTTATTATAGTAGCGTCCTAAGTAGAATAGTAGTTCTCCCCATGAGGAAGGGTCTATTCTATTGCTTCTATATAGGGCACATACCTCATATTTTTTATTTAGCACTACAGCGCAGGAGTAATCTTGGCCAACCCCTAGAGAAACATCTGCTCCTATTACGTAAGGCTCTTCCCATTGAGGATAATCCCATATAAATAGATTACCTTCCTTATGCTCATCAAACATTTTAGATGAAGCATCCCATTCTGAGCGACGGGAGTGGGGGCGAGGTATAAGTAAGTCAAGCTTCTCCACGTTAAACACATTAGCACCGGAGACAATAAATGCCTCATCTGGTGTGGATGGGTATTCCTGTTGGAACTTTATCTTCCCACCTTCTGCTATCTTTAACCTTCTCCAGTAGAGTTGGTCATCATCAAGAGAAAACTTCTCCTTTAACTTATCCTCCTCCATATCCAGCTCCATACCTTCT